TCCTGATAGTCGTAAAACTGTGCATGTTTGGAAATCTCAAAATCCAATTAATGGACTAATGTACGGCTATGGCGCAGTTAAGTTATTTCCAAGAGAGCTTACATTAAATATGGATGTAACAACTCCAGATATGACTACAAGTATTAGTAAGTTGTTTAAGCCTGTAAACAGAATTAGTAATATTACACAATTCAACACAGACGAGTTTAGTTCGTGGCGCAGTGCATTTAGAGAAACAGTTAAACTGTCATCAAGAACTATCAAAGGACAGCTGGATGAAGAAACTGAATTTAGATTAAATGCTTGGTGTACACGCGGCAAAGATAAGCCTTTTGGAATTGCAGCAATTAATGGTGCCAAACTTGGCAAGAAATACGGACACGACAATCAAGACAATCGAGAAGCACTAAGAAAAATAAATGATTTTAATTGGTTGTTTGAACAATTTAACCAATCAAGCCAATAACTTGAAAGACAGTTTCTAATTTTTGTTGATTGGTTTTACTACGTAGTGTGTTAGCAAGACCTGAATGCAACGGCTTGGGCCATTTATTAAAATTAACCCAAGCATACCCATCGTGTTCTGCATTTAGAATAGGAATAAATTCTTCTTCAACTACGCACAAGTATGTATGAAAATTAAAATGTTCGTCATTGCTTACAAATGTTTCAAGAGGAATTATTTTTTTAATACTAGGCAATGCTCCAATTTCTTCTTGAATTTCTCGTTTGAGACCTTCCCACGGAGTTTCTTTTTCTTCGTTGGTGCCACCAACTAATCCCCATACATTATTTTGTCTGCTTTGCGTCCTGTGTAAAAGCAAAAATCTATTAGTATTTAATGTATAAAATAAGGCGCCGCTACAAATTATTTTCTTCATACAAGTAGTTATGTATCTAAGTAAATTTCCCAGGCACCTACTGGATATTCGCCCTCGAATGCTTGTACCCATTCAAATCCTGTCCACTTGTAAATTATATTGGTTGTAAGATTTTTTTGATTAAATGTAGATGCTAATACACTACTTCCGTCTTCGGGTACTTCTTCGCTTGCATCAAATACTACAACCCAACTTGCTCCGTCCCATTCAATGATGTCGTTTGCACCTGCTACAAGATCAACATTGGTAACACTTTTCCATGCATCAGCACCGTCAGCATTATTTGCATTGCCAATATTGCCCAAAGTTAATACTCTAAAGCCAGCAACTTTATCAGTAGTTGGATTATAAAGTAATGGATCAATTACTTTATCAAAACTAGTAAAGCTGTTTGTATCTCTAGCAGGTCCAGTTAATACATCTCCAGTTGGTAATGTATCAGTGTCCCAATTTATAGATATTTCAGTTTCGTTTAGTGGATTAAGAGTGATTGTACCTACAATAAATCCTGTATTAGTTCTTAATCTAATTTCACTTAAATCAGCAGTATATGTTCCTGGATATGCTTCAATTACTTTACGCCAGTTTATAACGCCAACTTCGTTGTCACTATTAATAAGTTTTCCTGTAGTTCCTTCGATGTACAATCCGTAATTTCTATAACTTGTAGGCACAGTTGCTCTAACACCGGTATTAGTATCAATTCTAGTAACTGTATTAAGTCTGCCATCTACATCAGGATTGTATTGATTTACTTGTTCAAGTGGTGCTAACTCGTCGTTGTATGCTGTTAGCTCTGGCATACTTTGTTTTAGATCAATCGTGCCTCTTGTCTCGTCCCACATATTAGCAATAACACTTGTAATAACTCCAAGTTTTTTAACTTTAGCAGGAGGCGCAATAAATATTGGTGTTTCAAAACTTAGTGTAGCAATATCAATTTCACTATCTAACCCAACCGGGATAGTTCTATTACTCCATCTAACGTCAGTTAAATGTAATACAGTAAGACTTGTCCAATCAACATAATTATCAGTTGTTTGTAATTCAAGACTTGGTCTAAATAATACAAGAAGTTGCTCAAGTATTTGTAACTTTTGGTCAGTGTTGCTTGCCCAAATATCAACGTTTACACTTAATAGAAACGGAGCAGGATATAGTCGTTCAACTGTATAATTTTTACCTTGTGTATTAAGATATTCTTTGCCATTTTCGTCGTATGTTCTTTCACGGATATTTACTTTATCAACAAATGATGCATCGCTTGTTCTTGTTCGATCAATTTCAATGTTGGTTATATATACTGCCATACGAGGTACAGTAGGTAATTTATTTTCACTATTTTCTTTTATAATGTTAGCAACTTGTCTAGTTAAATCGCCATACGACACTGGAATTGATTTTAAACTTCCGTCGCCGTTTTTTACACTAAAGCCGCTCATTACTCGTGTAATCTGAGTAATGTATTTTCGTATCTGCCCATCATAAAAATGCTGCATTAGTTATCCGCCCGTGGTCTAAGTGCTTTTGACAAGCTCTGCTTTTCTGAAACTGTATCTCCGCCAATTTGATTAGTTGATGTATTGTTGATAAACGTTCCAATTTGTGTACTTTTTGAATCTGTATTTGACATTGTTGTTCTTACTCCGTCTACTACTTTTGTCCAACGATTGCCACTGTATCTAAATAATCGATTGGGCATAAAGTCGGTTCTTAAAAAATAATCTCCAGGTGCATTATCTGTTGGAAATGCAATTCCGCTGCCAAATACTTCTCCGTTAACACCCTCAACTCCTAACAAATATCCTTTATATCCAGCACGTTCTGGCGTAGCATTTATTCTATCTGCAATTACTGCATTGCTTGCATCTAATTCGTTAGTATCTGTTGTTAGTAATTCCGGATTACCGTTTTCATCAACTTGAAGTGTATAAAAATTACTAATGTTATAACCAGACAACGGAGCATCTACTTCAGCTTGTGAAACTACTGCATTATTAATTTGCATTTCGGTTTCGTATGTACTAAGCACATCACGAAGAGTATTGCCTGATTCATTGTCTGCATCTGCCGGCAAGTCTAATATTTCTTTAAATTCTTGTCCATCGTAAATTTGTTTTAATTTTACACGATACAAGTGCGGATACCAAGTTTGACTAAATCCTTCTGCTGCACGATTGACATCTTCTACAACATAAAAACGTTTTAGTGCAACACTGTAATCGTTTAGCGCATACTCGTCAATCAAGTGAGGAAACTCAATTACATCGCCTGATAATATTTTGCGTCCTAATGTCTTTACACTACTATTAATATGTATTGTCATGTAAATAGTGTCGTTGCTTAAAAATAATCCAAATTGACTTAGATTAAAATCGTTGTCCGAGACATTATATATAGCTCGAGTTGTGTAAATATCTGCATCGTACTTTCTATCACGATTTTCTAAAAACAACATATCTTGTATGTTGGTTTCTTTTACAGCGTTGTATTGAGGTTCAGCAGCCGATGCATTTGCATCTGTTGGATTTTCTGGTCCTAAATATTTGTGGATATTAATATCCGTTCCACCGATGAGAAACTGTTCGTAGATAACTCTATCTAAGAATTCGTAGTCGGCTGTTTTGTTTGGTCTATATAAACTTAATCTTGGCATACTTATATTTATGCCATAAATACATATGGAGAACACCAATGGTAGATAATAATTTAGTAACTAAAAAACAAGAAATATTTAATTATGTAAATGCTTTCTTAGGTGGCGGCATGGTTGATGTTGAACTAGACCCTATACATTACGAAGCTGCGCTAACAAAAGCATTATCGCGATATCGTATGCGAAGCGATCACAGTGTTGAAGAAAGCTATGTTAGTTTAAAATTAGTACAAGATCAAAACGATTACATACTACCAAGTGAAATAATGGAAGTACAACAAATATATCGTCGTAGTGTTGGTTCACGACCTATGTCCGGATCTCAAGCAGGACCGTTATATTCGCAATCTTATGTTGCTACTGCAAATCAGCAAATTTTTACTGTAAATTATAATCTCAGCAGCATCGGTACTATTATAGTAACAATCAACGGAACCGAGTCTAGTAATTATGCAACAGATTCGGGTGCTCGTACTATAACTGTTAATACTCCGTTAACAGCAGGTACAGTAGTAGGTGTTAAGTTATATGCTGTTGGAGAGTCAACTACTGGTTCGTTGTTTGATCCGTTTAACCTTGCATATTCAAATGCATATTTGCTGTCTAAACAAAATACCGGCGGCTTAGCAACTTATGAATTATTCAGTCAATATCAAGAACTTATTGGTCGCATGTTTGGTAGCTTTATGGAATTTACTTGGAACAGCAGTACAAAGAAATTAACAATATTACAACGTCCAAGAGCCGAAGAAGAAGTATTACTAGAAGTGTTTATGTTTCGTCCTGATGTCCAATTACTTGACGACTATCTTGCCAAGCAGTGGATCAAAGACTACACATTAGCTAGTTGTAAATACATGTTAGGTGAAGCAAGAGAAAAGTTTGCTACAATTGCAGGTCCTCAAGGCGGCACAAGTTTGAACGGAAGTAGTTTAAAAGCAGAAGCACAAAGTGAAATGGAAAAACTTGAAAACGAAGTTGCAATGGCAATGGCCGGCGGTACAGGATATGCGTTTACTATAGGTTGACACTTCTTAAATAGTATGTTATATTACTATTATGAAAAAGAAATTACTAGTTATTGGACACGGCAGGCACGGTAAAGATACTGTGTGCGAGATCCTACGAGACAAATACAGCTATACATTTGAAAGCAGCAGCCAGTTTTGCAGCACACGTTTTATCTACAATCAATTAAAGGACAAGTATGGATATGTTAATGAAGAACAATGCTATGCTGACAGGCATAATCACAGAGCAGAATGGTATGATGCTATCTGCGCTTATAATGTACCTGATGCAGCGACTTTAGGTAGAGAAATGTTTGGTGCGTATGATATCTATTGTGGGCTACGCAACAAACGTGAATTCTTTGCAATGCAAAACACCGGTGTATTTGATTACTGTATTTGGGTTGATCGCAGTATGCATCTTCCTCCCGAATCAAAAGATAGTATGAGCCTAGAACAATGGATGGCCGATTTTACTATTGACAACAACGGAACATTAGAAGAACTACAGTTTAATGTAGATCAGTTAATGAGTTATATACGTACTTAACCTCGAAATCCGCGTATTTTCCCAATATCCTGCTAAATACTAACAGCAAAATGATATCCATGAGGAGAATATAATGGCATTAGTATCACCAGGTGTATCAGTTTCAGTAATCGACGAGAGTTTTTATACTCCAGCTGAACCAGGTACAACACCAATTATTTTTGTGGCAACACAAGAAAATAAAACTAACCCAGGTAGCACCGGCACAGCACCTGGTACTTTAAAAGCAAACGCAAACAAAGTATATTTGATGGGCTCGCAAAGAGAACTGTCAGAAACATTTGGCGACCCAATTTTTTATAAAGATTCAAATAATAATCCAATTCATGCTGGTGAGCAAAACGAATACGGTTTGCAAACAGCATACAGCTTTTTAGGTGTAGCTAACAGAGCGTATGTAGTACGTGCAGATATAGATCTTGCAGCAATTACTGGGCAATCTTCACCAGTTGAAGGAAAAGCAACCCAAGGTGCTTATTGGTTTGATACTAATGATTCTTTATTCGGCATATTTGAATGGAATGGTTCGGCTGCAACAACTACAAACGGTCAAACTTTTGTAAACAAAGTTCCAACTGTTATTACAGATACAACTAAAGTTGTAGATTTTGCTGGCGAAGATTACACACCAAAAGGCAGTGTTGGCGCAATAGGCGATTATGCAGTTGTAGCAGTTACTTCAATAAATCGTGTATGGTACAAAAATGTAGACGGTGCATGGGTTGAAGTAGGAAGCAGTGAATGGAAAGCTAGTCAGCCGTTTGTAATCGGCGGAGCAAATCCATCACTTAGTGCTCCAGGTACTATTAGTTTTACAGTTGACGGAAGTTCACTTTGGACTGTAACACCAACAGGTGCCACACTTGATCAAGTTATTTCTACTATCAACAATGACGCTAATTTAAGTGCAAACGGTATTACTGCTGCAAAACGCGGTAGTGCATTGGCATTGTATTATGCACCATTGCTTGGCGATAACACTGAAGAAGTAATTGTATCAGGCGATGCAACATTGCTTAGTGAGCTAGGAATTACTGCTGCAACTTATTATGGCCCAAAAGTAGCAATTCAACCTCACACATCAGTTCCGCTATATAAATCACGTGATGCAAACCCACGCCCAACTGGGTCTGTTTGGATCAAAACAACTACACCAAACTTAGGTGCTAACTTAAATGTAAAAACTTATAGTGCAGCAACAGATTCTTGGTCAGCAGTTAGCGCACCAATGTATGCAGACGGTCATGCAGCAATTTATGCTCTTGATGCAACAGGCGGTGGCCAAAATATCAGTACTGGCACTGTATACGCAACATACAATGTTGGCGAAGATACATCGTTGCTGGCAACATTTAAATTGCAAAGAAGAAAAGGAACAAACGCAACAACAATTACTAGTTCGGCAATATCAATTGGATCTTTTACTTCAGGAGCACAATTACTTGATATTTCTGAAAGCATTAACGGCCAGGCTACAATGTCAACTCCGACTACTGTTTCATTTACA